GCAGGCCAGAGTGAGACGGACGAGATGTCGTGGAGATCAGAGAAGTTTTGCTCGTAGTAGCGCGGCGTGCCTTCTTTAAACGGCTCGCGCAGCGCGGCGTTCGGTTCGCGCGCAAGGCCATCAGAACTAGAGCCATTGACAGGCAGGATGCAGACGATCTGCCCCGTGGACGGAAGCTCGATCGTGCGGCGCAGAATGTAGCTGTCGCCCGTGCCTGTAATGTTGCGGTTGGCCGGGATACCTAGATGGATTGTGGACGAGCCAGTCGCGTCTTCGATCAGGAACTTGGTAATGTCGCCGCTAGCCTCGACGACAACTAGAATGTCGCGGGGGTGAATGCGGTCGTTCTGCACATGCACGCCGCTAACCGTGACGGCTTGGCTGTGCTGCGTGACCGTAACGCCGAGCGATAGGTCAATGCGGCCGAGAACGCTGCCTGTCATCTCCCAGCGGTTGAGGCCGGGGATGTTGTCGGAAGCGGCGCGCGAAAGGCCACTGTTGATGGCTTCGTTTAGACGCGCTTCTTCAATAGCAGACAACACGCCCAGACCTAACCGGCGTTGAAGACGAGTGCGTAGGTCTGCGCGTGTTGCCATTTAGTCGAGTCAAAGTAGGGCCGATTAAAGCTGGAGAAACCGCCCCGGCAAGGGCGGCATCAGGTGGTGTTAACGGCCTCCGCCGCCACCACCGTCTTCGCCGCCTCCGCCAGAGTCTCCTCCTGACGACTAAGCGACTGCGGGGTCAGTCAGGCCGTCGATGACGAAGAACGAGCGGCGACCGTTATCGACCGACCACTGGCGCTTCCATTCGATCCGCTTGAACACGTTGCTGTATTCCGGGTGCGGTTGGATGCCACTGATCTGGCGGATGAAGCCGATGGACTCGTTGCCGACGCCGCCCGCGCGGACGGTGTTCAGGCGCAGCGAGTTCCAGTTGATGCCCAGCATCGGGTAAGTGGCGACGCCGGGGTCGTTGTTGGTGCCGTCCCACATCGCTTCCTTGCTGAGATAGCGCGACCAGTCGATGGTGATGCCGCCGAACGGGATCGTGCCTTCTTTACCCATGTCAGCGCGCACCGGGTCGGGAAGCGCCGCGTCCGTGCGCAGCTTTTCGAGGATGGCCTCGAACGAGTCGAGATGGCAGTAGACGTGCGTAGGACGCTCGATCTCCGAGTAGCTCGCGTAGAGAATCGCCGACTGGAGGTCGTTGAAAATCTTGTCGTGCTTGCCTGCCGTGCCGCTAGTCTGGACTTGGTAAGGCGACCAACGGCTGATGTCGTTGGTAGCGATGCCTGCGTAGGCTTCCGTGACCGTGCTGCCCTCGTCCGACCGGGCAGACGAGCCAAGCAGGATGGCAGGAAGGCTGGTCGGATAACCGGAAGCGTAGTCCGCGTCCGCGATGGCCGCGCCACGCTTTGCCGAAGCCGTGCCCGTGCCCACTGCACCAGCGTTGCCGCGCACGAACAGTTGCTCCTCTTCGTTGAGGATGTGCATCATGTTCGCCTTGACGACCGTGCTGACGTAGTCGATCAGGTTGCCCGGCGGTTGCGACTGCGGGAAGTTGATGTTCCGCGTCGCAGCTTGCAGCGTGAAGCGGCAGTGCGTCAGAATCTCAACCGCTGCCCGGCCAAGGTTGTTAACACCGTCGGGAACGCCGTCGAGTTGGTCCGGCTTGTAGAGCGACGATGCTTCGCCGTGATCGTAAAGCAGCGGAGAGCGAATGTTCTCCGCGTCGTTGACGACGAAGACGCGGCCTTGCGAAGCTGCGGCCTTGAGGAACTTCTCGCCGGAGTCGGTGAGGACGTTGATCGGGTCGGTGCTGTAAGTGTCCAGCGCCGTGGACACCATCGTGTCCAGCGTTTGGTTGTAGGTGGGAGGCAGAGCCATGGAACTAAACTAGCGGGTTAGGAGTTGTTGATTCGGGAAATGGATTCCTGCAATGCACGACGCATCCGGTTGTCCATGTTCGAGTCTTCCGCAGCCTTGCCAGCGTTTAGTTGCAGTGTGCCGTCGCCGTATTGCACCGTGCCGTCGGGTGCCGGAGCACTGCGGGCCAGCCCGCTTCGTGGTGCGCTGTTAGAAACCGTGCTGGCTCCCGACAGCGCAATCAAAGTGCGGATACCGGCCTCGCTAAGCAGGATCTCGGGCGTGAGCTTGCCGTCACGGACGGAGTCAACGTAGGTCTGCTGGACCTTGGTGTAACCCTCTGAGCCGGGGTGCAGCCCCTCACTGCCAAGGACGTTCAAGAACGCTTCCTTGGCGGATTCGCGGCGCTGATACTCGGCGTCCTTCTGGGCCAGCAACTCTTCGATCTGGCTACGGTTCATGTAGCCGTCGTCTACGAGGCGCTTGCTCTGCCTTTCGTCGTGCTTGGCAACTGCTTCGTTGATTGCCTTGCTGACGTAGGACTCGATCTTGGAACGGACATCGCCGTCCACATCCAGGTCATCCAAAGAACGGATCTTTTGCTCCGTAGGGGCTACTTGCGCAGCCGCATTCCCCGCTTCCTCGGCCAAGTCTACCTGCGGTGCAGGCTCAGGGCTGGGAGTTACAGGTTGCGTTTCCTCGGTGGCGGGTTGTTGAGTTTCTTCTGACACGGTTACCTTTTGGGCTCGGTTAGGAGATAGCTACTCAACGCTGAGTAGGCTAAGTGTTTAAATGCTAGGCGTCAAGGCGCTCAGAGTCCGGCAAGCGCTGATGCACCGGGATAGTGGCCTTACGTTTGGCCTCCTTAGATACGAACTCTCCCGTATCTAGCGACAAGCCGTGCTTTTTGTAGACCTTCTCCATCTGCCCCTGCGATGTAACCATGCGGTCAGGGTGCCGGGGGTGAAGCTGGTGGATGAGCTTGCCGCCGCTCCAGTTTCCCTCGATCGAGACGAATCCGCCCAGGCGTTTAGACCGAACATCTTGCTCCTCTTGCACGAGACCGCAGTCGGGGCAGGGCTCGGGACGGGAAGCCTCGGCCATGCGCTTGCTGACCTCGAAAGGGCCGCACTCGGGGCATCGGTAGGGGTAGAGCATTAGTAGGTCGTCTCGCCGATGCCGCCTTGGGGCATGGCTTGCGGGGTTTGGCCGGTGGCGAGGGCCGCCTGCATGTTGTTGTCCACCTCGCCGGGGCCTGCGCCGATGCCTGGGATGATGTCGCCGCCCTGGGCGGGGTTGATGACCTGTTGGCGGCGGGCCGCATACATGCGGTGCATGTCCAGGGCTTGGCGTAGAGCCATAAGCTCGTATTCGTCCGCGTTGCGGTTGACGGCCAACTCCTGCATCTTCGAGTAGTAGGCGACATACATGTCGTGCTGGTCGTCCTCGAAGACCGCGATCGGCTCCTGCGTCTGGAGGAAACGGATGTAGCGCTCCTCGGGGCCGAGTTCGATGGTCGGAGCGTCGAGGAAGATGTTGGCGTCCTCGATTCCCATGGCGTTGCCGAGTCGGCGCAGGGCTTCGCGCGTCATGCGCGGGATGCCGCCTTGGAACGCCTGCTGAGCGTTGGTTGTGACCGTGAGCCACTGCATGAGAGCTTGGATGTCGCCCGAGTTAGACAGGTGGCCAAGCTCGACGGGGTCTACGTCGAAGCTAAAGCAGGCCGTCATGGGGTCAGGGACGCGGATCGTGCGGATGACGCCGTTGGCAAGCGGGATTTCGATCTGTTTGCCGAAGATCCGGCGCTGATACTTGAAGCCGATCTGCGCGATCTTGGTCCACATGGCCGCCATGATCTCCAGGCGGTCCGAGTTGCGCTTGGAGGCGGCGTCGGTAATGGCCGCAGCCTCGGTTGCGCTCTTGCGGGGGTTGGTTGCCATGCCCCGATCGCTCGGAGAGACGCCCGTGACGTCGTCAAACAGGCGCATGTAGGTCTGGAGCGCCGCCAAATACTCGTTGAGCACCGACGATTGCTCCACCGGGCGCATCGTGGCGTTTACACCGCGCGTGTTGTCGTCGGGATCGACGCCGATGAACACGGTTCCGCCCGGAACGACGTTGCGGACGGCCTGAATCGCGTCGTCTTGGATAGCGTTCTTGTCGTAGAGCACCGTGTTGTTGCTCGTGCGCACCTCGCGGTCGATCTGAACCAGCGTTTGCACGATCATGCGCATCAGCGGTATCCACGAGAGCACTTCGGCGGCGGGAACGTCCTCGCTCGGGGCCGGATCGAGGAAGTTGCCAATGACCAGCGGGCATTCGGGGATGGTTTCCGTGCAGACGTAGGTGCCGACCGGGTTTTCGACGTCTTCGGTCAGGTTTGTCTCGGTCAGCGTCGGGTCTTTGCGGCGATTTCGCGTCACAAAGATCGACATGGGGCATCCTTTACCCTTGGTGCCGTGGTTAAACCCTTCGTGATAGCACTCGGTGACGCGCACGATCTCCCACGGGTGCGGGTCTAGCTGATCGCCGTAGTCCGGCTTCCAGTGATCGGGCAGATCGCCCCACTGCATGTCGTAGCAGTGCCATAGGAAGCGGCGGTGGAAGGGCTCGTAGCCGCAGTCGCGGGCCTCGACCGCGCTGTATTTGACGCGGTTGTAGGGCACCTTCTCGTGCTCGTCGTAGGTGACCTTGACGCCGAAGAACGGCGAGAGCAGACCATTAAACGCGGCTTTGCGCATAGCGGAGCGGAGGTCTCCGTGGTCGGTCATAATCCGCGTGAGCATGTTCTGCTCTTCGGCGAGGTGCGCCGCTCCGGGCACGCGAGCCTTGGCGCGGTAGCTCGGCACGCCGGGCGTCAGGTTGGCGACGATCTGGCGGATGCGCGAGAGGAACAGGTTGGCCGTCGTCTCGGGCGGGCGCCAGGACAGGGTCGAGAGGGCGTCGGGGATCGTGTGGGCTGGGATGCCCTGCTCGCCGATGATGAGGCCCGCCGCCCCGCCAAGG